CATAGATGGTGTCCGCCTCTTCTTTGCCGGTCAGTTCATCCTCATTGTCCTCCCGGCGGTGTTCCAGCGCAGGGAGGTTGCTCTTGGTCACAAGCAGGGACGTGTCCAGCGTCTTCTCCGTATTGAGCGCAGTTTCCTTTGCGTTTGCCGAAACGGCCACCAAGTCGTAAGTAGCCAGATAATTTCTCATGATGCACCTCCTCCTTCCAATTCCTCATTGGTTGTGTTTTCTTCCTGTTTCCCCGTTGCCGGGAGAGTTTCTATCTCTTCCTGCCGCGACTTTTTCCCGCGGCTCCGTCCTGCACTCTTTGTTTCATCAGGCGGTGCAACCTGCGGCGCCGGATCTTCAAATTTATGTTGCTCTTCGGGCGGGATCTCGGCATATATGACGCCCTGCCGGAAACTTCGCCGCGCCATCGGGCCGTCCACACAAACGAAATCAGCGACATTATTTTTTAATCTGTACATTATCTTTTTCCCCTTTCTTCGTAATTTTTTCTATTCATATGGATTCCATGGCAATGTGCTGTATTCAATGGTCATCTTCGCCAAAACAGCTATAAATATGTTGTTTTTGGCTTCGATGTTGATCTCTTCATTTTCGATAAGGGACGTATCCTCTGCCAAACCTCCCCACATGGGATCGGTTCCTATTGCCGTTTCGAGATCCGCTATAATCTGACGCATGACGCCATCCGCGCCGTCGTCCACATCAATATTTTCCGGCATGATATGAAGCTCAATATTGACATCGAGGAAACGATTCCATGAGCCCAATGCCTTCCATTCTGTTCTCAATCTATCCCTGCATATAATAGCGGGTAATTCCGTGGCGGAAAGCGGACGCAGCAGCCAGAAATAAACATTTTTCCCGATGTCGGTTTCATAGTCGTTTTCCTGAAGGATATCGCCGAATCTTATCTTGATTGCGTCAACTATTTGCTGCCGGATAGATTGAATGGGTTCATCAGCCATTTATTTCTTCTTTTTGCCCTTATTACGGGCCTTCTGTTTTTTAAGTTTACGGGCCTCTTCTTTAACATTCACCGTGCCGGTCTTCATGTTACTTCCCTCCGTTTATACGGAGATGAAATCATATATAGTGTTTCAGGTGTAACCTTGATAAACTCTTCACAACGAATTATCGGATGTCCAGTTCGTTCAGCCATAGCGGGTATAAGCTCACAGCATGCCCACTTTTTGTCATCTTGCCAATTCTTGCGAAACAACCAGCCATAAATATATTTACTGTCATAAGGTTTCCCTATTTCCTTTTTAGCCAAATCCCAAATTTGATCTGGATGAGGATGAGTTATCGTTCCTATCTCAATACTGCCCTTTTTAAGTAGCTCGCTGATTGGTAATTCCCTAACCCCAACGCCGTGAGTAGACTCAATGTAAGATAAGCGGTCAGGAGAAATCAGGACTACATGGGAAAACTTACTCCATGTAAGGTATCTGATTATCCCTGAAATCCAGTCCTGCTTATCCGTTGAAAATCCAATCAATATTTGGTTATGTCCCCGTATCACTGAATCCATCGCCGCCTTCCAATCTCCGTTTGATGAGATAATCCGCCTCATGATTTGCGGCTTTGATTAATCTTTCCGTGGCCATCCGTTCTATTCGTGCCCAGACATCCGGCTTTTCCAGGCAATCCTGCAGCCGGGGACCGAAAAGGCTCTGTACCGGAAGCCGATATTTCTCAGGGAGACGGCCATAGACTATGTTGGGGCGCAACGGGACTTTCGTCGCGTGATATTTACGCTGCAGAACCAATTCTTTCCCTGTTTTCATGATCCTGATAAAGGCGCCGATGAACAATTTCCGGGCTCCCTGCCGCAGGATTTTGACGGTAACTCCTTTTTGTGTCTGCCTGGCAGCGAACTCGATCAGATTCAGATGACGTCCTTTCGTGGCGACAATTCCCGACGGCTGACCCAGACTTGCCTTTTTAATGCTGAAGGTGCTGCGGATTTTTGTTTTTGTGACGTTGTATTGATCGTAAATGACTGCCGTCATATCCGTCCGGACGCCCGGAAGTGTCTTATTGATCGAACGCACCAGGGCGCGAGGGGCGTCTTCCCCTATATTGCGGAGTATTCGATTCACTTCATCCATGCCTCTGATGTCAATTTTTACCTGCATTTATCAGCCAGACCAATCCTTGCTTAGCATCAATAATGTCGTTCCCGGTCCGCCATCTGGCGGATCTTTCTGCTTGTTGGTGATGTAATAAGTAGTGCCGCCGATAACGAGGGTATCGCCATTGACTGCTGACGAAACATCCGATGAAATCGCCAAGGCCTGCGGGCCGGTCGTCTCGATTTCCGCGTCATAGGGTGAATATCCGGAATAGTTGTCATCGAATATCACTTCAATTGTGGTTGTCGTTTCGCTATGCGTAAAAATCGCAGAGACCGCAAATTCATCTGCATCGAAGAAGATCGTCGCCAAGTCAGTTGTCATTTGTTCCGCTAAGGTCATTTTGAGGCCGTGCCCTTTGTCTTAAGGATCTCCTATTTTGTCGCTTTGGGTCTCGTACCAAACCACCAGGTTACCGTAACGGTCGTCAAATAAATTACCGCATCCACAATCAAAATAATGATCTTCACCGCATCCGCAGGAGTAAAGGCCTGTTGCCCTGCCGCCGTGACTATCGCTTTCATTTGCAGATACATAAGAGTGGTCAGGATGCACAAATAAAGCGTAAGCCCCGGTCTGGTCATACCGCGCACGAAATCCACCACGGCCATGGCCAGTGCAACAATCCCTTTCATTTTCGGCGGCACATCTTTTTGAACATCAGGAGTGAGGTAGGTCGCCCTGTCTGCCTCATAACTTTTCCCCAGCACTTCAGATTCGGCGATTTCACGGTTAGCGGCATTGGTATCCTGGGCAATCGTCACTTCCTTTGTTGCCTCAATCTGTGCGATAGCCATATCCTTGTCGCGCATCGCAAGATCAAAGGCGTTCTTTTGTTTCAGGGCATAGTAATCGCCCACCTTGCTGATCAGCGTGCCGAACAAACCTGTAATACCGCCAAACGCCGCTGAACTGAACACGCCTGCTATTGCTGAAAGCATAACGCCTCCTAAAAATGATTCACGATAGAAAGATTGAACGGCTCCGTTCTTCCAACGATTGCTGTTAATTCCCGCATGGCCACAACTGAAAGCAAGACGGCCTTTTGCTTTGCTATCCAGCCCCGCTTTTTACCCGGTAAGATGCAGCCCAACGAATGTCTGAGATAACCCTTCTCCTTGTCTCCGGCCATATTACCGGTATGAATCAGGATTGCATCGCGGCCGGGGACATCAAAAAGGCGGAATGTCCTGGGGAATTTTTTGCTGTTCCATGTTCGCACCTTGTACTCTCCTGCAGGAATGCAAGAAATCTGAGGCTTGTTGTCCTTCCAGGGCGGCTCACAGGTGTAACAGACAAACCCATCGTCCTCGATTATCAGCTCCCCGAACGTTCCCTGGTCAGTTGATTCCGTGCGGTTTATTAATAGATTCATCTTGCTTCCTTATTGCCTTCAGCGTTATAGTTTTCTTTCTCCAAGTCTTCCCATTTCACGCGGTATTCGCATTCGCCTTTTCTGTTCGGACAATTATCGTCGCAACGTTGATCATTTTTACGACAATAGTCGCCGTAAATGATCCTTGCCGTCATTGCCGACTATTTTTCTCGTGTTCCCTCAGCATACTTGCTAATTCCTTCGTCCCGTTCTTAAGCTCGTCGATACCGGAATAAATATAGCTATACTGCGTTTCCAATTTTGTCAGCCGATCGCAAGCTTGGCTATGCGCAAGATAAAGATAACCAATCGACATAATTATCAGACAAAGGATCGGCCATAATCCAAACCGCACAGTTGTTTCTCGGGGATAATTGTCGGGTATTTCAGAAAGGGGAATCTGCTCTTTTCGTCGGTCTTCCATTTTATTCTCCCTGGCTGTATGGATCTCTATGATCGCCCTTTTTTTAAGGCAATGTTCCTTCCAGTTTGACTCCATTAACCCACGCAAAGTGACCCGCCTTTATATCCCCTGCTGCCGCTGCGCTTAAACCGCCTTTTAAGGTTGTATCGCTTGCAGCAAGATGATCCGCCGTTATAGTTAATGTAACATTGCCTGCGTGCCCGGCTGTAAGCGCCTGTAAGGTTTGCACAGTATCCGTGTTGGTAGTTGCTTCAACGGTAGGATGCGCGGCTGCACAAACGTATACTATGCCACCACCCGCTCCCTTGTTGATAGCATTCATAAGATTGTCAAGTCGTTCGGCTGGTGTACCGTCAACTAAAACATTTCCTTCTGTAATACCGATGGGAGTTACAAACGTATATGTCTTCGCATCAATGAGCACTGTGTTGCCAGCCTCTGCCCCATCTCCGCTTGTCGTGATGGTGCCCGTTGCCTTGACAGTTCCGCCGGCTGTAAAATCACCCGCGACACCAAATATAGACACCCCAGTCTTAACATTCCCGGATACAAGCAGCGCATCTGCCGCTGTGGCCGTCTTGGAGCCGGAATAGAGTCCGTCTGTAATGGTGACTGCCAAGGACTTATCTGCTCCATTGCAATTTGCCCCCGCCGGGACGCTGCCCGTAATCTCGATTCCATCCACCCAGGCTTTCTTGTTCAATAAGATATCGCCGGCGATAGCATCCCCGCTTGTCGTGTCTACAACCTCGGTTTTTCCAGCCACCCCGAAGATTGTTTTGGTGGCTCGGATATTCCCTGTTACAAGGTCGGCGTCAATCGCATGGAGGCTCGCGGCGCCCGCATGATAACCGGCTGGATAAGCATCCAGGTCCGGATCAAGGGCGACTGTGGCCAGTGCCCCCGTCAACTGTGTCGTGGCGTCGTCTTTATAAAAGAGCAAGCCAGCCTTGACATCGTTAACACCGGCATCGCCTGTCAATGGAGTTTCATAAGTTCCGGCCACTCCGAAGATATTAACACCGGCCTTGATTTTACCTGCTACGAGGTCTGCATCGCCGAGCACCTTGCCATCGCCCACGACCCCGCCATAGCGTCCCTCCGGAATGGCCTGGTCAATAGTTGAAGGAGTGAGAACGACCGCTGCCCCAACCTTCTCCGTCACCGTACCGGTGACTTTCGCCCCGTTCACAAAGCCGACATGAGGGGCGATAACATCGCCCGCTGTGATAGGATTTCCGGCTTCCGTGTCATAAGTTCCGACCTTGCCGAAGATGTTCACTCCGGTTTTAATGTCGGCAATAATCAAATCCATATCGACGGCTGCCAGGGTCGTTGCCGCATAGTATCCTGCTGCCAGCACATCGCTTGCGGGGTCGAGGGTCTTGGTTCCCGTGCCCGTAACTTTCGCGCCATTGACAAAAGCCTCTTTCCCGGTTTTCATCTCGCCGGCGGCGATCCCCACGGCGGTGGTCGTGTCCACTACTTCTGTTTTCCCGGCGGTCCCCAGGATGGTTATTCCGGCCTTGATGTTTTCGCTGATAAGAGTTGCAATGCTGGCGGTAATCGCCGTTACTGCTCGCGTGATTTTCATTTTATCCCCCTAATATTCGGGAATTACTTGCAGGGCGCCTGCAACGCCATTCGCCGCACTGATAAATTGCATCCCGGCCACATCTGCCACACCGTCGATTTCTATCACGTCGCCAGGGTACAACAGCGTACCAACTCCGCTCGCGCCCTGCGTCGGAACAGCATTTATAGCCACCCGGACGTTATTGGTTTCGCAGACCATAGTTAAATAATTGCAGGGATTCCCGGCGGCATCTTTCGATATTAATGATTGAGGCGTATCGGTTGTCGCCACCCTGTATTGAGTGCCTTTTGCCATTTTGATACCTCCATCCTGGGGCGGGAATCGTTAAAGGTCAAATCCCCGCCCCAGAGCATGAATTACGGATGAATGATGTTGCCCAGCAGGTATCCCGCGCCGATGAAGACAAAAGCCTCGGCGACGTTATGCCGTGCCCGGTAAACCTCGCTCCTTTTTTGTTCTTCGCGATATTGCTCGACGACGAGATTGTCTGGGCTGTCCTCAGTCCAGAGGAAGGTCCTGCCGAGGCAGGGTTCCCGCAGATCCTGCCCGCCGCTGGAGACCTTGAACAATCCGGCGTATTCATCATCCCAAATATCGGAGATGGAGGCTGCCTGTCCCTTCTTGGCGCCATCCTTGATGGCATTTCCAACGAGGACCTGATCGACACCAAAATACTGGGCAAGTACGCGCCGCTGTGCCTCTTCCCCGCCGATTTCAATCGGGTTAGTGTATTTCAGGGCATCCTTGATCTCCGAGGTTAGCAGGACAGTATCGAAAACCTTTTTAGAGATAACCAGGACATTGGGAGTAAGTCCGCTTGCCGCCCGCATTGCCGTCTTTGCCGTAAAAATATTTGTTCTGGGCTCAGCAGTCGCGGGGGTGCTCCAGTCTATGGCAACATCTGCCGTCGCAGTGATATTCGACGTATTGAAGACCGCTGCCGCAATACGGGCTTCCTGGTTCCGAAGGATGGTGTCAACGCATCGCTGCACGGCGACTTCCTCGGCGTCGAAGAATCGGCGATACAGCGCCGCTTCGGAGTCGTCAACGAGCTCTTCCCAGCCGTACTCCTTGCAGGAGTAGGTGCTGGTTTTGAATT